CCCGACATCTCACCAGATATTGCTTTAACTTGTTGTAAGCCTTCCGCAATAAACTGAGCCGTCATACGCTCTATCTCTAGCATCTGGACATTATCCGCGGGCTGTCCTCCAGACTCTTGGACCTGCTGCAAATAAGCAACCGCCGCCTTTTCTCTAGCAGAGATCTGAACATGCTCCATAACGTGCTTTTGCAACGTCATTGCCACCGGAGGTAAAGTTCCAACCATAGGACTTGTACCAAATACCAAATGCGCCTGTATGTGAGCTTCATGATTCTGCCCCTCAAACGCCTTTAATGGAAGCATATCTAGCGAATCTATGTTCTCTTGTGCGGGATCAATGGGCTCCGGATCTTCCAAAGGTACAGACTTCATCAGTCTGTCTACATCTGTAACACCCAAAGCTTCGTACATGTCCCGATAGACTTCGTGGATGTTGTGTATTTCTGGTGCCTGTGCCGCGAGCTGCATTTTAGTCTGAGCCAGCATGATCCGCTGTGCTTGACTGAATACGTTCGGGTTACTGACCGGGATTACGTCTATCCGGTCGTCAAAGTCTTCCCGCATGATCGTTTCATCACCGCCGGGTACTGAATAAGGGTACGACTGTGGCAAACTTTCTGACATTACCCTCGCTAAAATCTTAAACTCTTGACGCATGGCGTAATGCAGACGCTTGTGAACAGCACTCATTACTCGTGCGCCCTGCTCCATCATCGCCATAGTGGTGCCGACAGCCGCCGTTGCATCACCTTCGCCAACCTTTAAGTCAGTTATGGTGGCAAAACGTTGCGCGGCATCTACCACAAAGCCAAGAAGCTGGAACAAGGTTTGATCCGGGCCTTTGAAGGGCAGCGGCATCAAACTGTCTCGAATAGCGCCACCGGGAGCGTCTACGTCTCTGAATTCACCGGGCTGTAGCGGCTCGTCGTCATCTCTGATCCGTAGGCCGCGGGCCTTGAATCCAGCAGGGAGGTTAGAAAGCGTACCGGCATCGATCAACTGCCGAAGCGCCGACGTTGCAGTACGGGATAACCCGCCAATAGTGTGTATCAAACCTAGTCCGTAGAACCCGAACCCCGGCAAGAACTTGTAATGCGTGAAATAATGTATTTTTTTACGCAGCTCGTCTTCTTCGCGATAGTTACGTCTGACAGAAAGAACGTGCCCGTTGTCTTCTGAGATGGTGACGATGTAAGGAACCTTAATTCCGGTCTCTTCACCCTCTTCATCAAGGTCTTCGTACCCTTCTAAGTCAAGATCGACATGGCACTCTAGGATAGTGCAGTCATAATCTATCTGATTCGCGTCCTGACCCTCTATACGGTCTATTTCACCACTAAGTGATGTAATCTCGCTCTGAGAAGGAATCACCTCTACGTCTAAATAAACGCCTGATACCTGACGTTTCCGCAGGTCATTTAAGGGCATACGCACAACTTGCGTGATATTAGGACATGTTTCGAGGTCCGTGGTCGAATAGGGAACTACTAAGTTCTCTGCGGGGACAAACTTGGATACCGCACGACCGAGCGTATCGTCATAATAAGTTTTTTTGAACGTAGAACCCGCCAATGGTAGGAAGAACAACATCTGATCCATGTCAGGCGTGTACTCTTCCATTACATTACCGATGTAATAGTTCATAAATTGCTTAACGCGCTGCGCTTGAGCCGTCTTTGCCGCTGTTTCTTTACCCATAACCACGGTACGAACAGGTCCTGACGGAGGTAAAAGCTCGTTAAAGGCTTGGGCTTGGAACTGAGTAGCCGCTTCGGCCAGTAAAGGGTGCGTTACGCCAGAGGCTCCGCGGAAAGGCTGGGTTCTTTCCTCATAATTAAAGCCCAATAGCTCTAGCCCACTGGAATAAGCTTCTTCCCAATCCTGACGGCTGGCTTTGTTGGCGTCAAACTCGCCTAACAGCTCACCTGAAATCCTTTGAAGCTCACGTTCAGGAATTTCTTCGGCAAGGTTAGCGTCAAAATCTAGGCTTTCGCCACGTTGATCGCTGGGATCAAAGTCAACAATAACACCACCATCTTCTTCGGGGGTTATTTCAATGGAGCCAACGTCCTCGGCTTGTATCATCGCCATAACGTCGTTCTGGGAACCCGGTAGCTCCAACTCAATCTCGGCAGACATGTCCTCCAAGTCCATCTGGGAAGGGACGTTGTTGTCCATCAGCCCTGCATTTGTTTTTCGGTCTGCCATAGCCTAGCTCCTTCTAACCATTATAGCGTTTATCTGATCAAAGATAACGGGATCTACCTGTTTGGTAAGCTCCGCGGTAGTCGCTTCCATACCCGCTTGTGCAAAAATACGACGACCAACCGCATTATTTCGCTTATCCATCTTGCTTTTAGCTACGCTTTTGGTTTCACCACCCATTGATACAGGCATACCCTCGTGCATAATTCCGGTGCTTTCCACCGTATCCGGGCCGAGTTGAGAAGCGGCCATAGCAGAAGACAGCATGTTAGACCTCGCATCCATCCCCACTTGCGCTTCTTCCGGAACAAACCCTCCTCCTTCAAAGCTCATTATACCTTTTAGCTTATCCATTATTCCGGGAGGCTCCTGCTCTTTTATGTTTTCTTCGTAAAAAGTACTTCTTCTAAAATTTGCGGGGCCGAATTTTTCAGCATAAGAAGAATCTTCTCCACCTCGTTTTTTCCTCGCCTGTTCCTCAAACTCTGCATTGTCCACGTTATATTCTGACAGGGACATATATCTTTCTGTTCGGGGGTGGTTCAGAAAAAACCTTGCGGCTTCTGCTAATTCTGGGAGAGAAGACCCCGGGTCTTTTGCTAAATATTCAATATTGGAGCTAGTGTCGTGATCCTCAACGTCGGTACTATATTCTTCACGGTTTTTTGTAAAGGTAGGTCCGCGAGTCAAGGTAACTGGTTGGTCTTCCACAATTTTTTTAAAAGTGTACGCGGTGCTTCGCAGGGATTCTCTAAGATCACGTTCATCCATGGAACCCATCAAATCTTGTACTTTATTAAGTAGCTCTTTGGGTCGCGACCCATAGCCCGACAGGCCTTCTATACCTTGTCGATGCCTGTATTCATGGGCAAAAGTACTAGCACTGTTACCTCTTCCAAAGGTGTTAACAGTATCGTTCTCGTAAGGGAAGTAGGTGCCGTCAACGAGTGCCCCTTGTACCCCTTTATATCCCGGAGGTACATAAACACCCCTGAAATTATGATTAATTTGAGGACCTTCTGGTGCATCTTGATATCGAGCCACGCCGGGGTCTATGGGGTCGGCCCCTTCAGGCATCCGGTCTTCTATTGGGATTGTAAAATCAAAGTCAGCTAGTTGTAAGCTGGCAAGAAACCCCGGGCGTCTTTCTTCCGGCATTCCTAATGCTATCTCGCGCACTGAGTCCTTAGTCGCAGGAGATCCGTGAGCCGCTAGGTAGTCTTCAAAGTCGTCCGATAACGTCCCTTCTTCAAACGATAATTCTTCGTCCGCGGGGAAATCAACGCTGGCACCGCCGTCAGGAGAATACGAAACAAATCCGGCTGCCCCTAGATTAACCGCGGCTTCGGTCATACGCAGTATTTCCGTTTAAGGTTAGTAATATACTCGAACTTTAGCAGAATTTTCATCATCTTCAAAGTCGTCCGAGGGTAGCTGAACAAAGTTACCCTGTCTATACCGCATAAGTGCTTGAGTCATACTATCGACCAAATCGTCGTATTCTCCGTTAGGAAAAGCCGCCACTTCCTCCACTAACTCATCTGCCCAAGTCTCGTCGGGGACCCAAACCATACCGGCCTCGAATAATGGAGAAACACTGTGGACTCTAGTAATCTTGTCATTGCCGCGGCTAGGCGTGAAATTAACCACCGGGATGCCCATAGCCCGCAATTCCTGCGTCAAAGGCGTTCCACTGGCCTTAGCTTCAACAATAACAGTGTCTGGCTCCCAAAAGTTGTACTGCTCTAGCGCAATCTCCTTCAATTCAGGAAAATCCCACCGTCCCTTTTTACTATCTAATAAAATTAAATTGGGACCACTACCACCCTCATTCGGATAAAATACCCCCCACGTCGTAATAGCCGAATAATCCGCCGTCTCCTTCTTGGAAAAAGCCGTATCGTAGCTCTGAATCACGTATTCAAGCTGGGGAACCTTGGGTTTCTCCCACAAACGCCACCACTCGCGCTTGATGATAGCGTTTTCCTCGCCCGTGGGATTTTGCTGATACTGAGCGTTCCACTTACTCGGCGGAATAGAGGCGCGAACCGCGGTTAAATCTTCGAGACTCCAGTACTCAGGCCAACACGGGGTCCCATCTTCAAAAATAGCAGGTAATTCAACGACTTCCCACTGATCCGCAAGAGGGTCCTTTGCCATAGCTCGCAGTAATTGACCGGTCATATCCTTCTCCGACCACCGAGTCTGAACAATAACAATAGAACCACCCGGCTGTAACCGCTGTCGAGGACCACCCGTGTACCAATCCCACGCATCATCAAAGCCAGAAGCGGACATTGCCGTCTGCTCCGAGTGAGGATCGTCAATAATAATTAAATCGCCACCACGTCCCGCTAAGTTAGACCCAACGCCCACGGCATAGTACATACCGCCCGCGCTAGTGTCCCACCGACCAGAAGCCTTGCTGTCCGCCGCTAACTTTACATCAGGAAAAATGTCCCGGTAATTATCTACCTCCAACAAGTTCTTAGTCTTACGACCGAAGTTAACCGCCAACTCCGTCGTGTGAGTCGCTTGAATGATCTTCATCTTCGGGTTCTTACCCATCATCCACGCCGGAAACAAAAACGAGGCAAACTCACTCTTCGTGTGCCGCGGGGCCATGTTGATGATCAAACGCTTTAACTCACCGCTCGCGACCCTTTGCAACTTGTCCGCAATAATCTTGTGATGACGGCCAGCAATGAACTCCGGCCACATAACTTTTACAAATTGTAAAAAATCTTTTTGGCACGTCTCATTCTTTTCTAGCTGCGCGAGCCGAAGCTCAAGCTTGAGTTTTTTCTCATCCAGCGACGGGTTATTTGCTGCACTCATAGGGGTCCCTGTAAATATTTTTTCGGACTCTTGTACATGTTTCACGTGGAACAATATCGGGTCGCGGCACACGGTACATATGCGATATTACACGCATTTATAAGACAGTTAAAGCTCGTTGGAAATTACACGTGAATATTTGAGAGAAACATAGTCCTTGATCCCGTTCACGCGACGCCCGCGGTCCGCGGAACGGGACCGCGTTAGAGGCCCGGAACGAGCGGATTTGACCCGATATTAGAGGGACCCGGACAATTGCCGCGTTGCTGGTCCTATGGCCGCGGCGCTGGTCCTATGGCCGCGGTAACCGAAGCTGGGTAACGCTCCAGTGTTCGCGGTCCGCGCTTTGGAAGTTAAAAGCCCCTTCCCCTTTTCACTTCCACCCGTCCCGTTTTAACTTCCAACTGGTCCAGTGCTCGCGGTCCAGTGTTCGCGGTCCAGTGTTCGCGGGTCGCGCTCCAGCGATTACCCGAAAGTACCTGGTACTTGTCATTGTCGCATACTCTGGATAGCTAACTGGTCCGGCACCAGCAACCGC